GTATTAGATAAGGTTCAGTAGCCACTTGCCTGCAATAAATATACTAAGTCAGCCAAGGTGAGAACAGCGACATATTGCTCAACGGATTTCTCACCCTGACCATTTAGACGTAGAACTCCTACGCCCATCCCTTTGTTTGCCTTGCGATCATGAAGTTGGCGCATTAGCCCTGACAAGTCAAGGTTTGTGCGAGCTTTGATTTCAATGTCCAGACCATCAATTCCCGTGATGTCCGAGCCATCTCTACCAGCTCCAACAGGTAGCGCATGCTTCCAGCCTTGCCCTTGCAAGTATTCTGCTACAATGCGCTGTGTTGCATAGCCTCTATGCTTGCGACTTTGATTACTCACTTAGTTAGTCCTTACTTGGCATGTGTGGCACTTGCAAGGTTTTGCAGACCCAGCCGTTATTGGCTCGTTGCAATTGTCGCACACGTCAAGTAATTTATCCATCACTAACATTTCATCACCCCACTAACAATTCTTCATCTTCAGGCCTAAATGACCATGTGCCATCTTTGCCAAGCATCATCCAAATTGCTTTGCATTGTTCAGCTTTACGGCTCATAGGAAGTAAACAACCCCAACCGCGATAAGCACCATTTTTCCCAGTACCTTCGCGCAAGACCCTAGCGCCGTGCTTACACATCGGAACAGGGTGGGCAGATAACTTCTCAGTAACAAGATTAACTGCATTCTCAAAAGCGGGCTCAAAGTCAGCTGGTGGCTCAATCGTTGTATCCCAGATGATTTCAGTTTCTTTGTTGTTTGCATCTAAGAACTCCTTGTGTTCTTTTGTGCGTACACGTATGGGTTTAGGGCTTGCCTCAACGTCGTTAACCCTTGCCATTTCCAAAGAGCTTGGGCGCTTTCCTTTAGCAGATAATCCGAGATTTGCCAAGCATCTTCCAATGCTAGAGCTCTCGCAATTTTCAAGCCAAAAAGCAGCATCCACACCACGATCCTTGCGAGCACCACGCGCATAACCCACAGCGGAAGGAGCAGTATCAAGATAGGTGCGGTATGCGTATGCCTTAAAGATGACAATTCCTTTTTCCTCTTCATTTGAAACCATTTCTGTAATAATTGCTCCATCTGGGTTTGCTTCATAAAACTTGTGTATCCTCGTATCTACGTCTTCATAATTGTTCAAGTTGAACATCTAATGTTTCTCCTTTTGCATAGTCAATTTGTTCTTTCAAAGTCCAGATAGTGCCATCAGGCCATGCTTGAACTTCATTAGCACAAGATTGGCAGTAATGCCTGACAACTAACTTGCCATATCTCTTGCTAGTTATCTGCCAGGTTGCTTGCTTTTGTCCAGCTAAAGTGCTAGTGCCATATCTGTTTTTACAGTAGTCACACCAAGTACCTTTTGGTGACCTAGAAAGCATCCAAATCATCCCAATCTTTGACGGCGAGTTCTCCGGCAATTGCGAAATAGGCCACCGCATCCACCCAAGAATCGTTATTTGATTTAGTTTCCATGATTCTAGCGAGCTTGACCAAAGCCATACAGATTGCAACGTCCATTGGCTCAATTGGGCGTTCCAAATAGTCTTGCCAGAGTTTTGCTGTTCTAAGCATTGTGTGGTCGTAATGACCATGCGTTGCGCCTCGGTTTGTAATCGTGTCAGCTGCATTAGTCAAAATGTCTTTCGCTCGCAACTGCTTTGCCCCGTCTATATCCATCTGCCCAGCCTTCCTTGTAGCCCTTCTCCTTAATGAATACACCGATTGTGTATGCACCTAAAACAAATAAAAAGCAATAGAGTGCTAACTCAACTAAACGAATATCATTCAACATCATCTGTCACCCCATGCACATCAAGAAAGTACGCAGCCAAAACCTCACGACTGATTCTGCCGCGCTCTTGGCTCATGCCTAGTTTTTTCTTTGCGTAATCGCGTATAAATGAAGCTCGCACAAAGTGTTTGCCATCGGTATACGCACCCGATTTACGATCATATCTAATCGCCATGCCCTAAACCCCTTTCAAATAGGATTTCAAATCCTATTTTGAAGGGTCTATATGCTATTTGTCAATCAGCGACACGCCATCGTAGTTGTCCATATGGTCATCAATTGTCCTATGGATAGGAAATATGTCCTCAACCATATCGCTTGCCTTCAACCAAGAAGCTGCCATCCTTTTCTATTGGTATGGCTACTGGTTGCACACGCTTTCTGTCTATGTAGATTATGCCAAAGCCTTTTTGCCAGTTAAATGTTCCGCGTGTGTAATGGGCTTGGCTTTCATCCATCAAATGGCCAACCTCAAAGCCTGTCAGGATACCCCTTAAAACGCCCCCAGAGGCCGTTGTAAAGCTTGATATACCCTGTCTGTGGGTGTGACCACAGACCACCGATAAACCATGCCTCTTAGCCGATTCTAAGGCCGTTAAACCCCCTTGTGGCTTGATGCTCTGCTCATCGCCATGAACCATTACCCAGCCATCATGAAACTGGTATGGCTTGCTATGGTAGGTAATGCCTAAATCATCTAAATGTAGAAACTTCTCAATAGTCAGCTCTGGCAGACCAATGAGCCCAGGCAGGCGCTTGCTTAGTGAGTTGTAAAGTCTTGCCCCGTGATTGCTTCGGCTGAGATGTCGTACTTGAAGTTCGGCGAGAACGCGCACAGTTTCGTCACGATCTCTACCAATGCTTCCTGACCACTCATCCCTACCTGTTGACCAGCGGCTAATTGTTTGGAAGTCAATCTCATCGCCCACACATAGAACGTCATCAGGTTTGTATTTTCTGATGAACTGGGCAACATTCTTTACTGCTTTCTTATCGTGAAAAGGTACTTGTAGGTCTGAAATAACTACAATTCGCTTAATCTTCATCCTCATCTTCATCTTCATACGGCGAATGATCAGGATTCGGTATTACCCAATCAGGTAAACGCAGCTGTTCTTCAATGTACCAGCGCGCCCTATCTTCACCATATCCAGCGCGAACTAAAGCCTCATAACATTCAACAATTGATGCAGCCCAAATATCAATGGGTCGCAGAATGTCTGTTGATGCTTTGCGCGCAGCCGCTTCTTTGCGCTTGCGTTTAGCGGCTTGTTCGCTTTTTGATATTCTTCTTGCGCTCATGAGTAAGCAATTCTAGAACCATTGATTCAAGTTTATCTATGCGCGACACGATATTTGATGCCTCAAGTATTGATGGCACTTCATGCCGGATAATGTATCTAAGCCCACCAACAATAAGCGCACAGCAGGAAAGGATGGCAGCTACAAAGCCTGCCCATTCAGCCGGGCTCAACGCCGACCAAATGCCGTATCGTTAGGGTTAAGCCATCTCAATAGTACTGGTAGGCTTGCTGCTAACGCTGCATTTACAATTGCAGTTGCATCCCAACCTACCGCTAAGTAAGTTGCTATTCCGGCGGCTAAAAAGCTTCTTGCCCAGCTTGCCGCTACTCTTTTCGCTTGTTGCATTTAAGGGCTCTCCTGTCAATATAGGTATTTCAAACATACTGCTATCTCTATCGCCCTTAGCAGTAAAGCTAACATGCACGTGCGTTTTATGCGGATTTAATCCTCTGTACAATCTCCATTTATAGTTCTTTCTCCAACTTGCAATTTTGCCGTTGAAGATGATGTAACTAATTCTTTTATCAGTTCTGGCCAGTATTCGTAACTGATCCGCAAAATCGTATATGGCTGATTTATCTGAGTTGAAATTAGAGTCCACGTCCAAGGCACGTACCACGCCTGCCTCATTAGGGTTATGGTCAGATTTAGGAGAATGAATCTTGTGCTGGGCTGAAGCAACCCAACCATCGGAACGTCTATCTCTATCGGGGAACGCATCATCAATCTGCTCTCTGAGTTGTTGCCCAGCTTTACACAACTTAGCCAAGCAGCACCTTTGCTTCTTCTTCAGTTAATCCAAGCTTTGCCAGGATTTCTGCGCGAGCCTCTGCCTTAGCCTGTGCCTCTGCTTCCTCTGCTGCTTTCTGTTCAGCATAAGCAACTGCATCTGCCTCGCGCTGAGCGATTTCCTCAGCCGTTAGTTCTACCTCTGTGGTCACTCCTGTTGAGCAATCCACTATTAGTTTATGTGTCATTGTTTTCCTTTCCTATGAGTTTTTGATTCCGTATAAAGTGGCGGTTGAGTATTGGACAAAGTCGCCTGAATTGAGTGCTAATGTAATTACAGTTATTGCTGCCGTATTAGTTCTTAATCCAGCGTGTAAATCGGTGTAAGCAGTAGCGGCATTGTTTTCACTTACTGCATCTATTGAAAAAGATTTATTTGTGCTACCTGCATAATTGGGAATGTAAATAGAAGCATTTCCAAAAGTATTTGAAGTATCTGTTGAAAGACCAATATCAATGAAATTAAAAAGTGTTTGACCCGTAGATGTACCATTGTTAGGACTTCCACCATCGCCAAATAATTTTTTTCTGTCGTAAGTAGAATCTGAGGAATTATTAAACTTCATCGTCATATTGCCTGTTGATGTTCCTCTGGCAGAAACTAAAACCAGCAAATCAGTATAAGTAGCAGGTATGCTAGTGAACTCCATATTAGCCGCCCCACCGCTACCAACTTCAACTGTGGCTATTGCCTCATAAGTAGTTGCCATAGTTATGCCGCCTTAATGCCGTAGAGGGTAAAGGTTGAGCCTGACTTTAAATCTCCACCACCCAATAAAATCGTTATAGAAGTTATTGCGCTGGTGCTGCGCCAAAGACCGACATTAGCGCTAACAAGAACGCTAGAAACGCTTTCTCTTGATAATACTGTTTTGTAAGTTGTTGCGTTTGAATAATTGTTTATGGCAACCACATAAGTATCATAATTTGTATTGCTATTTCCATTACCAATCCTTAAAGAAGTTTGATTGGATTGGCGCTGTGAAACTGCGCTGCTTCCTGTTCCAATCAAAGTGGTTTGAGAATAATTTGAGCCAGTGTCGGTGTTGAATCTTAACAGCGCCGATTGGTCGTTCAAACTTCCTTTCATAGAAGCAATTAAAACCAAATCGGTATATGTGCCCGCTATTGTAGAAAAGGTAGTGCTGGCGCTATCGCTTCCTAGCGTTGTCGTTGCTATCGGCTCATAAGTAATTGCCATTGGCTATGCCCCCTTTATGCCGTATAGGGCGAAGTGTGAGTATTGTTTTAGATTTCCACTTTGATTAGTTAAAGTTATAGAAGTTATTGCATTTGTATTTTGCCAAAGACCTGAACGGAATAAAATATAACCACCGCTTCCGTTAATATCTGAACCTGCCAATGCTCGTATCGTTTTATATTTATTAGTATTTATGTAATCTAAAATATCTATAACGCAAGCACCTGTATAACTGGCTGTTGAATCTGCCGTATAGCCAGTTTTAATAAAAGCCTGACTCGTTCCTGCCCCAGCAGCCGCACTTGCACCAGTTCCATAAAGTTCGTGCCAAGCATAATTAGAACCTGTATCAGAGTTGAAAGTTAAATTAACATTCGCTCCACCTGCGCCAGTTGCTACATCTGAAAGGGTTGTCATACGCACCTGTAAGTGCGTATAAGTAGCAGGTATAGAGGTAAAACTAACGCTAGCAGCACCGCCACTACCAACAGTTACAGTAGCGATGGACTCAAAATCACCTACTGCGGCAAACTTAGATGAAGCAATAATGCCTAGGATATTCACTACGCAAGATCACCAACTACTAAGAAAGTGTTTGAAGCTGTGCAGATGATACTAGCTGCGCTGTATTGTGCGCGTAATTTAGGTGCGCTAGCTGTTGCACCTGTGCTCGTTATTGTTACGCCTGCACCTTGCGCTAGTGTTACTTGGCCTGCTCCTATTTGAGCTATGTTTATTACATCACCCGCGCTAAATACGCTAGGCGGTACAGTTAAAGTAATTGGGCTTGCGTTATTAAGTGTTACTAGCTGGTTAAGGTTGCCTGCTACTAATGTGTAAGTTGTGCCTGTTTCTGCATCAAACTCTAGCTTTAATCTTAGGGTTGCTGTGCCGCTTGTAACGCCACCTGATAAACCTGAATCTGTGCCAGTTGTAATGCCAGTAATATCACCACTTGATCCAATAGATACCCAGTTTGAACCATCATAAACTTCAACTGCGTTAGTGTCTTGTAGGTAAGACATCATGCCTTCAGCCAATACTCCGCTTAGTGCGCTTGTGCGAGCAGCCGAGCTTGCAAACACCATAACTGTTTGCTCATTCAAATAAGTATTTACCTGAGCTGCCGTTAACACATCGCCTGTGTTAAAGAGCTTATATCCTGCGCCTGCCATTTGTTCTCCTTAGTAGCTCAGCACGTCTGTGTCTAGTATACCCGATACATCGGAATCTAGGACAAAGCCTGCTAATAGTGGTTCGGTGGTGTATAGGGTAGTCATCCAGGATGACTTGGTAATATCGTGATGAATAGCATTTACTAGGCTTGATTGCACCACGCTGGTTGATCCTGGGGTGGTCTTAGTAACTGTTACTCCATCAAGCAATTCTATGTCTACCCCTGCCAATGGCTTATTAGGGTTGGCATCATCATAAAGGTTAAGTTGAATGCTATCTATGCGTATCTCAGGGTCTTTACGTGTGGCAAGTATGCCCTCAGCTTGATCTAAGGCTTCAGCATCGGTCTGCACCAATATGTTTGAGCGTGTGCCTGAATGAAGAAAGAACTTATCAATTGAATCTTGGTCAAAAGCATTCTGAGCTGTGCCACCAAGGCGTGTGATAGTTACGTCATTTATCAGCGTTGTATCATCTAAGGCAACTACTGCATTCGTGTATGAGATATCTGTGCCTTGGTCGCTAAACTCATAGACCGGAAATGCAGGGGCGGCAATTAAGTTATCACGGCTTACAAAGTTAACCTTGCCGTTACCATCCAAGAATATGCCGCCAAACTCGCTCTGTTCTACGTTAAACAGCGCCTGAAGGGCATCTCTGTCTGTGCCTGGGTCTGCTTGCAGGGTTGAATCGCCTGCATCAATATCGCGTAAGCTGATAGGCCAATCAATCTCATCTAAAATGGCATTTACTCTTGCCCCTGACAATTGCACACCTGAACCCGGCACAGTTGTAATGCCTGAGCCTGCAAGCAACTTAAAGCCATCTACACAGCGCAACGTAACTGTGCTGAGCTCATCGTTGCCTTGTCTAAAACCTGTGTCATAGTTAGTGATAAAGCCTGAGAACAGAAAGTAATTGTTCGTTCCATAAGTAGCATAGATAATAATCTGCCTAAGCGGCACAAGGTTTGGATAATAAATACTGGCAGGATTGGTTGGATTCCAATCGCCATTCTGATCATACAAAGTGACATTAGCTGTGCCAGCTTCAAACTGTGATGTGATGCGATTGCGACCACGCCTAATTGACACCTTGCTAACAAGATTTGTAACTTCTAGTGGCAACGTGCCTGAGCCAAGTGTATTTGTGCCTAGTATGCCTTCAGTTGCGCTACCTAAGATTAAAGGGTTTATCTCAAAAGCGGTATCGCTATCAAAGTCAACAAAGACACGCAACGTTGGTGCTGGCATTAAATTGCCCTACTTTGTAGCAGTAATCCTTTGCCTGTCTTTTGATATGTATATTGAATGTCGGTTATGACCTCAGCCAAATCTTCAGCACTTGTTACGTTGCCTTCAACATTAACATTTATGGTAGTTGTGCCAATCGGATTGCCTTCAGAATCAAGACCTAGTTTGGCAAAAAGTGCTGCTAATTCTGCTGCCCTAATTGCGTTTTCTGCTTCTGCTAAAGCTCTTTCTGATTCAATTAATGCTAATAATGCATCGGATTCTGCTAACAAAGCTGCTGCATCTGATTCGGCTAAATCGGCTTTTACGCCTTCTGCAACCGCATGTTCAATGGTTAAAGGTGTAAATGGATTAACAAACTGATCTAAAGGTCTTGCGCCATTAATGTAAACGTTAGTGGCGTTGACATCCATGCGGTCAAGCTTAGTAACTGTCATCTTGTCTTGATCTAGCTTCAAGCCTTTTTCAGCAAAAAGAGTTTCAATGGGTATTTTAATTTTTAGTTGTGATAACAATTCCTGAATGCGTTTTATTGTGCCAGGCCAATCGGCAAACGGATCTCCAACCATTTCATCTAGGCTATCAAGAATTAAAGCCAATTCAGCAGCAGCAGCCTCAGCCTTAATCAACTGACCTTCTAGGATAATAGCTCGCTTGACATCCTCATCAAGAATGGCCTGCATTAGCTCTAGTCTTAGGCGCTCTACATCGTTAATCTGACCACCAAGGGCAGCAGCAATCTGAATACGATCCATTTCAAATCGTTTATTTAATTCTGCAAGTATGCCTTCTTCTTGTTTCTGCTTTTTGGCAGCAGCCGCCATAGCCTTTTGTTGCTTAGTTTGTTGCTTCAACAACGCCAAGATTTCCTTTTGGCGTTTTAAAGCAGCTTCTTCAGCCCTTCTTGCTTCATCAATCTGTGCTTTTTGTGTATCTTGGCTTGACTTGGTAACAGATATGTTTCCCATGCCTTGAAAACCTTTAATCTGTTTTAATAGGTTAGCGGCATTAGAAGGCGAAAAGAAAGAAATGCGATCCTCTATAAAACCAAATATATTGCCAAGCACACCTGCGCCCGGTATCTTGCCTAATTCTCTAATTAGATAAGCTGTTGCCGTAATGTTATTGGCAATAGCATCTCCAAACCCTTTCATTTTCTTTGTGGCGCTCTCAATAGAATTATCGGCTGACAACATCTCTAGTGCAGTTATTAAAGACACCCCAATTGTTTCTGTTGCATTTGAAGCAGCAACATTTAACAGGTTCATTTTGCCTTCAAAGCCTTCAACGGAAGCTGCGCCTTGCCCTGCAAACTGTTGCGATAAAATAGTTACAACTTGATTAAAATCCATCGCTTTTAACTCGGCATCTGTGTAAGCCAAGTTTAAAGACTTTAACCCTTTAGTATTTCCTAAAAATGCTTTTGTCAAAATGTCAACAACTGAATTGATGTCTTTACCTGAGCCAGCAGACACGTCAAACGCAAGACCTAGCAATTCCTGTGAACGGCGAACTGATCCTGTTATCTGTGCTAACTGTGCAAAGGCAGGTCTAAGCTCATCATCTAAAATGCCTGTCTGTTCTTGTAATCTTTGTATAAATTGTTCAACATCTACTTTAGCGTAAGCCAAGCCAACGTTGTTAAGAGATACAGCTAAAAGTCTTTGTGATTTAATGTCTGCATTGGCAGCAGATATGGCTTTTTTACTATAAGCAGTTATCGCAGCAGCGCTTAGAGATACGCCTATTACGCGACCTAATGACTTGGCGCTTTTCTCTAGTTTGCCAAATGCTTTATCTGCTTCGGTAAATCCCTTTTTTTGGAATTGTCCGATTATATTAATTAGAATATCTGAAGAAGCCATTACGCCACCAATTTCTTACTCTTGTCAACTTCGCGGCCTACTTGAACGTTTGCGACATCAATGGCCTTCATTATGGCATCTAAAGCTTTACCTCGGTTGCGCCAATAAGCTGCAAACAATAAACGGCCTGTGGTCTTTTGTCCTTGCCCTTTGTAATCTTTTAAGCCACCAATATCATTCATAGCACCAATAAACGTGCGACCAGCATTCGGATTATTTGATTCGCTACGTGATGATCCAAATGGGTTTGCCCTGCCAGCAGTTTCAATTATCGCGCCTGCTGCTGATCTATTAAACAAAGTAAACATGGACACAAAGCCAGTTTTATCTTGCCTGTTTTTTGCTAGTGAATAGGTAAGACCTTTTTTAATCAAACTAGCGTTGTAACTTGGAAACGCACGTGCTCGGCCTGTTCGGCTCTTACGTTCTCTGCCTGTGTCTGTCCAGTTATACAAATTGCCGGGTGCAGTATTAGGCACTTTGCTTTTAGCATCATTGACAATTGGCTTTAGTTCTGCCCTAACTTTAGTGTCAAACTCTTTCAGCAGGTTAGTATCGTAATTACGCAAAGCTTTTCTAAGCCCTACGATTCCTTCTACTACGACCGGCATTTTCTCGCTCTCTTGCTTGTTGCTTTAAGACTTCATAAAAAGCCTTTAGCAAGTCTGTGTCCATATTAATAAACTCGCTAGGCGCAATCCCTGTGTGAATGCTCAGTTGAGCAATTCTATATGTAAAGGAATCGCGCGTTAGCCATTTGGGGAATCGTCTGCCACCACATCTACCGCAGCTAGAGTATCAAGAAACGCTGAGCCAAAAGGTTTGACATCAGGCGCATCTGCGCGGCGTAGACATTCCCATGCAAGCCAATAGATATGCTCTTGCTTTTCATCTTCGCGAAAAGCTTTGTGAAAGCCTTTGCGAAACTGCTGCTCAAAAGCATATTCAACAGATGGTGTCAAAGAGTGTGTGCTCTTAGTTCCATCAGCCCTTGTTACTATTATTCTTGCCATTTTTGCCCCTCTGTTAAATTAGAACGTGCCTGTGTCGGCTACTGTTACGACTGAGTTTACAGTAAAAGTGATGTCTTGTGTTGACATATCACCAACAGCGCCGTTAATCGGTGTTAGGTTGTTGACCAACAAATCACCACTAAACAATTTGTTAGTTGCTGATACTGCTGTGCCTTTATCTTGTAATAGTTTCCATGCAACAGTTGTGCCAAAAGCATCTGATAATGTATCAAGAACGGAAGTAGCTGCCTGGTCATTCAAAAATGACACAGTAAGGGTTGCTGATTCCAATCCCTTGACAAACTTGTGTGAAGAATCGCCCATGGCGGTTACTTCTAGCTCATCTGCTGTCTGATTTAGTGTTACTGATGTTACGTGATCGGAAAGGTCAACCGCGTTGATTTTCAATCCGACCTTGTTATTTAGCGTAATCGCCACGATTACTCCTCATCTTTCTTTGTTGGTTTTGGTTCTTTCTTTTCTGCGCTAGGGGTAACCTGACCAATCTTGATCAGAAAAGCCTCACGCTCTTTGTCATTATCAGCCATTGTGTTAACTCCAATCGGATAGAACGCTGATTGATACTTCACCGGATAGCAGATCGCCTGCTGTTCCGGTTAAGACCGCCGGGGCGCTGAAAGTGCCAATTGAGTATGCAATTGATGATGCTTCCAGCTTGTTTACTATATTTAGGTAATAATCTTCAATGTTAATTAGGTTGCCTTGGTTATCAAACATAGGGGTTAGCACTATGAGCTTAAAGTTAACCTTAGGCTTAATTGCTTTGTAATGGTCGTTGCTTGGCTCAATATATGGATCGCCAGGCTGCACCACAATGCTATTAGCAAGCGGTGTGGCAGGTGGGAAGGAAAACACCTGCCACGCCGTATTGTCAGTTAGCGCAGCCGCGATTGTTCCTCGTAGGGTAGAGATTGCTGACATTATCCTACTTGACCGCCCGGTGCTAAGTGATCCGCAAGTAAACCGCGAACACGTGCCATTAAGGTATTGCCCATGCGATACGGCGAAGGTTGAAAGTCTGGTGATATACCGCCAGCGTTTGAAGCTTGGCGAGCCTGCCAAATGTCAACAGCAATCATTAGTGATGCTAAGTTGACTTCAGGTAAAGTTTCGTAATCAATGTTAGTAGATGCATAAACGCGACCATAAGGAACTACTTGGTGATAAGGCTCTGTAACAGGTTGCCCTAAATCAAAAGTTAGTGAATGTCCATTAACAGCAGTTAGTGTTCTATTGCCATTAAAATGCTGGCGCACGTTTTCTACTGTTACAACTTGACCAACATAGAATTGGTCTGCTGTGCTTGCAAGAAATATTTTGCCGTAAGTGCCAAATCCTTCTAAAGCGGTAACTGATTGGTCGTTAAACCACAGTTTATCCTTGACTATATTTTCAGCAGCTTGGCAGCATTCTTCCACTACTGCTGAGCTGTATAAAGCACCAATGCCAAGCGCAGAGCGCAGTTCCGCTTCAGTTACGTATGTTGCAGGCATTGTCTTTCCTTTCTAATGTTAGCCCCGGCGCAAGGGCTGTGCGCCGGGGTAACTCTACGATCTACTTAGTTAGATCAGGACTTGTTGAACCAGTTTGCACC